CGTGACTTGCCCAGGAGTTGTCGCAGTCGACGCCAAGAGAGGAACGACACAAGGACGCGATCCATTGCAAGTCACCGCAATTGGCGTCGAAATCGCCAACGAGGTCCAGTTGGCGTTCGTCGCCGAGGGTGGCGAGTTGGTGCTTCCTGTAGCCGCCGTCCAACTCGCGCGGCCATATGTGACGGTGTTTCCGGCCACATAGGCCGTCGTGGACACCCAAGGTGCAGGAACGTTCGTTTCAATGCCGAGATTGATCGGAAGCGCCGAAGTCCCTTCACTCTCGGCGACTCCAGACCCGACATACCCATTGGTTAGCGCTATCGTGATCGAAGACGCACCGCGCGGGCAATACATCAACCGACGAAAGGCGCTTTCGTCACCGGACGTGATCGCGCCGCCCTCGCCCGGATAGAAGCCGCCCGAGCAGACAGGCACATATTTCGGCGAACCGTAGCCGAGGTTCGTCCTCGGCACGTTGCCATATGCATCTAAGCCCACTCCGTTTCCGCTTCCGCCAGGCAACAATTGCCCATACGCAAACGTGCCAGCCCAAGACAGCAGCGCCACCACGGCGATCAGTAACCGTTTCATCGCGTTACTCCTTGCTGGCATGGCCTGGGCCGAGGGAAGCGGTCGCCCGTCCGGAACCCTCGCCGATCGGGCGACCGCGCGGCTTGAGGCTCTTGTGCCGTTGCGGTCGTTTGCGCGCTGGCTTCACGGCCTGGATAGGAGGGTGCGGCGCATCTGTCATTGGAGCCCCTGGAATTTGGCCGTCTTCATGCGCGTCGCTTGGGCGAGAATGGAAGGCCACTTCATGAAAATCATCCCGCGTGCGGCTTCCCGCGATTGGTCCTTGACTTCCCTTATCACGTCAGCCCGCACGCCGACAGGCCAGTTGCGCCAGTCTGGCGATTGCACGATGACGTTGAGCCGCATCTTCATCATGCGCCCCGCAAGACGCTGGAAATCGTCGTATTGCTGGTCGGTCAACTTGACGTTGCGGATGCTACGGTCGGGTTGGCCGATGCCGATGCCCATGTCCGCGAGCGCGACGTTTACCGGATCGCGTGACATGCGTTGTTCGTAGATCGCCGTGACGGCAGGATTGAGCAACGCGTCGCGATTGGGAATTGGCTCGCCCCAGATGTCCCTCTTGGGAAATAACGTCTCGCTTTCGCCCGGTGTGTGCGCCTTCAACGCGTCGATCACGGTGCGTGCTTGTCGGGAATAAGGGTCGCTCGCGCGGTCGATCTGCGCCATCGCCACGCTCATGGGGAGGAAGCTCGACGCGAAATTCCTGATGTACCCCTCGCTATAACGGCCTGGGTCTTCGACGGCTTGGATCAAATCCGCTGGCCCGCGCATGAACGACTCGTCGAGGATGTTTTGAACCACGGCATGATGCAAGTACGCCGCCGCGCCGAGGAGATCGCCGGTCGAAGCGGTGCGCGCCACGTCGTACAAATCCGCCGACATGCCGAGGATCATGCCCATCGGGCCGAGGCGGTTCGTCGCGTACCAGACATCGCCAATCCGGATCGAGTGCGGCTGGTTGCCAGCAAGTCGCCACACCGCCGCCTTGTCGCGGTCCGACGGCCCCGAGCCGGAGATGAGGCCGCGCGCCGCGAGCGCGCCGAACCCCAGCAGCATCCCCGTGCCGGCGATCATCCGCGCCCGCGTCATGTCGCGCACCGCGAGGTCCGAACTCATGAGATCGGCGCGGATTTGCGCCGAAAGCAACCCGGCCGGCGTGCGCTGGATGATGCTCTGATCGATGACGTTCGCCGCGATATGGACGAACGGATCGATGAATTTCAGGATCGGCGTCTCACCGAGGCCGGGAATGTTCGGAGCCCAATTCGTCAACGTCTGCAATTTGCGGGTGAACTCGCCAGCCGGTCCCATCAGGGTCATGTCGGTCGCGCCTTTCGTCGACGCATCCATGATGTGATCCGGCGTGTCGTTCGTCATCTTCGTCATATTGGCGAGGATTTCCTCGTGGCTAAGCCCTTTCTCCAAGCCGTCATTCAGTGCCTCTCGATAGATCAGCGCGTGCTTTTCCATCGAATAGTTCATGGCGCGGAAGAACGTATGGATCGCCGAAATGACGCGCGACGGCAGCCTGATCAGTTGACCGATCGGCAATGTACCGCCGCGAATTTGCGCATCCGGGTTCGCGCCCTGCCCCGACCATTGCCATGATGCCGTTGGCGCTCCCTCCGGCGCGGCGTCGAGAATCTTGCCGATCGAAACCAAACTGTCGAGGATGCCTCGCGAAGCGCCATAGATCGCCGCGCGTGCATCGGCCGCGGTGGCTTGCTCATTCAGCAGCGCGCCCGCGAGCGGCGGCGCGCCCTCGACCTGGAACGGCAGCGTGCGAATGGTATCTTGCCCAGGCAGCCGTCCCGTGAGCCCGGTGCGCAGCGCCTCCATCGACGCTTGCACCGCCGGGAAATAACCGGCCCGCGCGCCGCGCAAGTATGCGCCGGTTTCGCCGATGCGAACGACGTTTCCTTTTCCGCCACGCATCGCGCCAAGCGCCGCCGCGATAGGGCGCTCGACCAGACCATTTTCCATCGCGAGGATCGTGTTGCCGATGACGTAGGTCGTATGCGTCGCCGTGCCGCTGAGCAAACCGTTGATCCAGTATTCGAGGATCATGCGACCGAACGAGTGCTTGCGTGTCCATGTGTTGAAGCGCGCAGCGGATTGCGGGTCGGTGTACTCGGCAACCAGCAACGCTTCCTGGGCCTTTTGGTAAAGCGCTCTGCCCGTCGCTTCCGCGATCACGTCACCTGGGCGCGGCTTTGGCGCGCCGCCAGCGACGGCCTTTGCCGCGTCGGCTCCAGGTGTCCAGAACTCTTGAATCTTGCGAGTTGCGCGAAGCGCTCGGCCTGCTTCCGCCGTCGCGCCGCTGTAGGTTGCCTGAATCATCGTCGCACGTTGCTGTTTTAGCACGTAATCAAGCAAATCGGCTTCCGATCGCGTCTGCTTGTAGACGGAAGCCGCCGCGTGCATCTCGCGCCATGCTTGCGCCGCGATACGTTGCGCCGCCATCAACTGCCGATCGTTAAACGCCTCGCCGATCTTTCGGCGAACAATGTCGTCGACGCCAAGCACCGCTTGCAGTTTGTCGACCTCGGCGTCGCTGCGCACGCCATCGCGCGCTTCTAGGAAATCGCCGTTTGTCGCCGCCAACTCGCGCGCGGCTTCCTTGAGGTCTTCGGCACCGTTGACGTTGTCGAGCCGGATGTTGCCGGCCTTGTCGACGAACCGCTTCGGCGCCGTTAGGACATCTGCGGGTCCGGGGGCGAGGGGATGCCCCCTAACAGCGTCCCCAGATACGGATCGTCGGCCTCCTCCGTCTCCGGCGCTTCCTGCTGATACGCCTGCGCCTTCTGCCGAAGCACCTGCTCCGCCTTCGCGCTGCGCGCTTGGTTCCACGCCCACGCCGCCGCGTTCGGGCTCAGTCCCGGCTTGGCCGCCACCGCCGACCACTTCTCCATGTCTGCCGTCGCCGCGTCCAGTTTCTCCTGTGGGCTCAGTTGTTGGCGGTCGCTGGGCTTCGAGGGTCGCGGCGATTTCATTGCGGGCCTCCACGGGTGGCGCAGCCTCGGCGCGCTCCGACGCCACCCTGTCGGCCGCCGGGCCAGCATATCGCGGTTCCGTCTTGGCCGCATCTTCCGCGTGAAGGTCGGTTGGCGAGCGCGGAGGGTCGCGCACGTCGGCAATCGTCACGCGCTCGGGGGCTTCGGCGAGCATCCGGTCGAACACGGCGCGCACTTCTGGCGTGATCGAGATTTGACCGGAACGACGGTCGAGAATTTCGCGGACGTTTTTGTAGATGCCAGCCATCCAGCCCTTGAAGCGGGCGAACACGCCCGCGAGTTCCTTCGACGGTGCTGTGCCCTCGTAGAGATATTGCTCGAACCATCGCGCGAATTGCTCATGCGCACGGGTCGGAATCACGCCGCCGTCCTTTTTTAGACGCAGCGCACGACGGACCGTGGCCCAATCCTGCCGGAGTTGCTCCGGCGCTTCCGTGATCGTGCCATATCTCCGTAGCCGTTCGAGAAAGTCGTGACCAAGTTCGTGGATAGCCGTCGAGGCGTCCGCCTTGCCCGTGAACAAGCGAAGGATGCCGCGCAGCGTTCCGCGAATGTATTCGCCCTTGGCTTCATTTTTACCTTGGCGAAGCGCGCTCGTCTGCCAGGCGGCGACCATGTCCTCGCCTTTGTATGGCAATCCAGCCTCTTTGCGCGCTGGCCCTTCGCCAGTCGTGAGTTCGTGCGGATTGTCCGTGCCGGATAGATGGAACCCGTTATCCGGCGTTTCATGCAGTCGCTTCAACTCGGCGTCGAGTTCGTGGCGCGGCACATCGGGCAACCGATCGCGGATATCTTTGATGAACACACGCTGGTTCGGTGCGCCGCCCGCGTCGATAACGGCTTGTTGGATGCGCTCGGCGAGAGAGCGACGCGGCGCGGAAGCGAACATGTCCTGCTGTCGCTGCCCGTCGCCAAAAAGCCCTTCGTGTTGCAGATCGCGATTTCCGCCGCGCAATGGCTTAGCCGCCGCAGCGGCGATCCTGTCTCGATCCGTAACCGGCTTGACGCCTTCGATTAGGGTTTGTCGAGTTCCTTCGGGCCCGGATTCGGTTTCGTGCGCAGCCGCTCCGCCAGTTCCACGCGCTTCAAGTGCGCTTCCAACTGCTCCTTCTCCTCCGGGTCGCTCTCCGTCTCCAACGTCGAAAGGATGCTCGCCTTGGTACTCTCCAACGTCTCCGGCATTTTCAGCGCCCTCCAAGTGGCGTCGTTCTTGATCTCGCTCGTAGAGTTCTATGGCCGCGTGCTCTATCGCGTCATCGACGCTGCTTGCGCGGCCGTCCGCCAACATCTCAGCGGCGTAGTCTCTGAGTTCAGCATCGATCGGCGGTTCGCCTTCCTCGTCGAGGCGATGATCGATGGTTTTCGCCCAGGTTCTGACTTCTTCGCGGTGAGCCGCGTGAGCCGCCTTCAGTTTGGCGTCTTGCAGTTCGGCCGCATCGCGTTCGGAATGACGAGGTTCGCGCTCTTGCAACGCGTCAACGAGATGCGCAACCGTCGTGCTGGCAAGTGCGTCCTCTGGCGCACCATGTTCCGAGAAGTATCCTGCCTCGGCTGCCAACTCGCGAGCGCGGTCTAGCGGCATTCCGTTTTTGTTGATCAGGCCGGGGTATTCACGATGCAAATCGGCTGAGCGCAACTCGCCGCCTTGATCCCTTACGCCGCCATGGGTCTTGAGGAATGCACGCAACGTTTGCGGCTTGCGTACTTTCGGAACTTTGCGTGAAACTTGCGCCTTTGGCTCTGGTGTTTTTGGCAGTACGGCTTTTGGCGGCGACGGCGCGCGCGGCCCTTCCTTCAAAAGCTGCTGGATTTCTTCGACCGACAGTTTCGGCCCGACGATGCCGTGAATGTCCTCCGCGCTCGCGCCGCCGACGCCCATGCGATCGACGAGGTTCGAGACTTCGAGGCGCATCGCTTTCTCGCGCGTCGTTTCGCCTTTCTCGGCGGCGGGCGCCTTGACCTCGCGTTGACCTCGCGGTTCGAGCGCGGCGATTTCGGACGATGTCATCTTCTTGTTGACGACCATGGCGATTTCCTCCGGCGTTGCGCCGGAATGAATGAGCCCGTCGACTAGATTGTAAATGCCCAAGCTATCCACCTTGGCGCGCGCGTCGGCTGGCGCGATCTTCACGGCGGCCTTTGCCTTGGTCTTTGGTGTGGCGCCCGCCGTGGCGGCCTCGGTGGGCGGCGCTGCGGCTGTCGGCGCGCCTGACGCTGCCTCCTTCGGCACGGGCGAGCTTGGCGACGCCGCGCCCATCACACGCGCGCTCTCGCGCCGATACATCTCCTCGGCTGTGCCGAAGCGACCCCCGAGTTGAGAGGCCAGCCTAGCCCAATAATGCGCGTTCAGAAGCCCCAGGTCTTGAGCTTCCGCTTCGGGTCGACCGGCCGCCATGAACTGCCGCTTCACGTCGGCGGCGATGCTGACTTTCTGGTCGGCGACCGACTTGGGCGGGACTGCGGTTCTTGTGGTTTCTGCGGTCGGCGCGGTCCCCAAGGGTTCCGGCGTTGTCGCCGAAGCCACGTCTTCGGGCTCGATCACGATTGGCGTTGGCGCGACCGTCTCCGCGCCTTTGCTATCGGCTGCGCGCCGCCGCGCCTCGCCAACCGCCGGTCCCAAGTCGCGCATCGCATAGTCGGCGGCTTGATATTGCTGCGTGACGGCATCGAGTTCAGCCGCGTTGTCGGCGATCTTCCGCGCCACGAGTTCGTCATGCGCGCGCTGCGCTTCACGAATTTGCGCGCGCAACTTTCGCGCTTCGCTCCCGCCCGTGTACCCTTTGGCCTCAGCGACCAGCGCATCGTGCTGCGCCTGTAAACTGTCGACACTTTCCCGCGCGGCCTGGATTTCTTCGTCGTCAGGCGCACGAAGATCGCGCATCCGGGCGGCGAACGCCTCGCGTTGCGCCTTCAAATCGTCGTACTGCATGAACAGCCGGCGATCCTGCGCGCGAGCGACCGCTTCCACGTCGACCGCGTCCATCGGACCAATCGTTGCGTTTTGCTCGCGAAGTTTCTGGTCTGCTTCCGCCTGTGTGGCACCGTCACGAACACGCGATCCCTGCGACACGTATTCATCGACACCCGGCCCACCCACATTGTAGGCGTCGGCATCGATCAGCGTCGGCAGAGAATAGTGAGCGAGCGCTTCTTCTGGCGCTTCTTCGACGCCGGGAACGGCCGGGCGTGGCACGATTGGCGGCGCGGCGGCAGGCTCAGCCGGCGGTGGAGCGCCGGGAGCAGCAGGCTCGCCTCGCGGCGCGCGGCCTAGCGCGCGCGGTATCGCGCCCTTGATCGTCTTGCCGAATTCGTTGGGCCGGTTGAACACGAGACCGAAGCCCGTCGCGATGGCGACCTTGTTCCAGTCGACATTGCCCTCGGCCGCTTCCTGGCCGAGTTCCGCGCCTCCAATCATCGCGCCGCCAATCACACGGGAGACTGCGGGATTTGTCATGAGACGCTGAAGCGGCGTCGCGTTTGGATTCTTCGCCAGAAGTTCTTCGAGCGCTTTTTTGCCGCCCCCAAACGGCGTCATCGTCACCGCATAGGGCGCGAGACCGCCCAGGAAGCTCGCGTAAGGGTGCTGCTCTTGGTCGAGCCGTTGCTGCCTGTCGTCCTGGCCCAGCGCCTCGACCCAATCGTCAGGGGCTTTCGAGAGGGCGTAGGACTGCGCCTTGTCGGCGAGGTACGATCCGCCGAACATGCCGGCCAGCCCACCGGCGATGGCGCCAATGCCCGCGCCGACTGGGCCACCAACCGAAAAGCCAGCCGCGCCGAACAACTCCGCGCCCTCTCCTGCGGCCGCAATCCCCGCATAAGCCGGCGCCACACCGCGCACCAAGGTATGCGTGAAACTGCCCGTCGCGGACGAACCTGTCGGGTCGACGGTCTGATTTCCAAAAACGCCCGTGAACGGGTCGTTCTGGTCCTCGGTCGACGACGTGCCCTGCGGCGTGTATCGCAACGGTTGGTCGCCGCCGCCGAACACGGCCTCAAATGGATCGGGAACTTGACCGCTTGCATCAACCATTACTGGCCCCCGAGGTCGTCGACCGACATTGTCGGCATGGAGCCAATGATCGCGCTCGGCTGCGACACGCCTACATTTTCAGGCTTGCCGATCAACGAGCCGCGCAAGTCGCGCAGGATTTTTTCTCCGGACATGCCGGAAGGATGAACGTGTTTGTCAAAGTATCTGATTGTTTCCGTCGTCGGATTGCTTGCGAGAATGTTCAACGCATTGGCCCAAGCCGTATGGCTAATCGGCTTTCCGGCGATCGATGGCGGAGTTGCGATGTAGACCTGCCACGCTTCAGGAGACACATTCGGCGGCGGCGGCGGTAGCGGCGCCGAAGCGTCCTCCGGGTCGGTCAGTCCGCTTTCCATTCTGTCTCGCTCACGCTGCGCCCTGGGATACTGGCTCTCCATGAACGCGTTGAAGTTCTTGCGATCCCACAGCGGAAATTGCTTGTCGGGGCTACCGCCTTCCTCAAGGCTCTTATGCCACTCACCATATAACCAGTTGTATTTAATCAACGCGTCATCGTATTTTTCCTGCCCCTTCGGATCAATGCTCTTGTCGCCTGGATAAGCATCCTCGCGGACGAATTTGTTTTTCATTTCGTCCAAAAGGGCCGTATTGTTCTTTTCGAAACTATAATTATCGATGCTCTTTTTGAGCCACCCCTGTTTCTCCATCAGTTCCTTGACGCCGTTTTCCGTAAGCTCGCCGCGCGCCTCCGCTTCGAGCAAAGGCTTCACGCCGCCGATCTTGTTGGGGTCTCCGTCAGGCAAAAGTTGGCGTTTCAAAAGCTCCGTGTACTTCGTTCCAACAGAAAACGGATCGGGATTGCCCGTGCGCTTGGCAATCACGGAAATCATCGTGTCGTAGTACGTGTAGTCTATCTGATGCGCGTTCAGATATTGCTTCAATCGCCCATAGGCCGCGTCTACGTCGCCCTTCGCCGCCGTGCCGAGAACGTCATCGGATACCGCGCGCTCGCGTGCCTCGCGCTGCTGCGTGACAAGGCCCGCTTCAGCCATCGCCATCTCATAGCGACGCTTGGCGACATCTCCCGCCGCAGCTTTGACATCGTCTGGCGCGTCGGCGGCATCAATCGCCGCGAGTTTGTCGTGATAGGTTTTCTGCGCCTGGATTGTGATTTGCGCTTCCGGGCTGATCTCGGGAGCGGCAGGCGGCGCAGCCTCGGGTGGAAATGTGGCGGCGGCAGGCGTTGGCGATGGAATGCCGCTGCCTTGCGGAAATGAAGCACCTTCCCACCCTGGGCGCGCAATCGGGCCTGCTGCCGTCAGCGATCCGTGCCCTATCGGCGGCGGTGTGACTGCCGCGATTGCTGGAGATGGAGCGCCAAGCCTATGAAGGATGCCGTTGACGTACTGAGAAACATACGTCCCTTGGCCGTCGTGCCTGTTCTGGATCCATGGCGTCGGGCTTCCGGCTGGGGCAACGTTGTCCTCGCCTGAGAAATAAGCAGTCGCAACGCGGGCCGCATCTCCGTTGTACTTTTGCCGGTAATAATCGAGGATTCGTCGACCGACAGCTTTGTTGTCTTCCGGGTTGTCCAGGTGCTCGCCGGGGTGCGCGAATGTCGCGAACGTGCCGGGCGTGATCTGCATGTCGCCGTGAGCATTGTCGATGCTCGTCGTCGTGTTTGCACCCCCTCCGGACTCCTGCCCGTGGAACGCATGGAACAAGTCATCCGTCGAATAAGCGCCAGCCGACGCGGGGGCGCCTCCGGCTGAAAGCGGAATATCCCTCGCGTAATTGGCCGTCGTCGCATTGAGGGCATCGGCCCCCGTGCCAACTCGTCCAGAGGAAGTCGCGCGCCCGCTTTGGCTGTCCGCTACCTGCTGGAATTGCTGTATCTCGGATGGCGACATGGTCGCCATTTGCGCGGGCGTCACACCTACGGCGGCGGCGGCGGATCGCCAATCGGACGGCGCGGCATTCGGAGACGTGACAGCGGGGGCTTTCGGCGCGATTGATTGTGCTGCGCCACCTGCGGCCGGCGTCGGGTTCGCGTATAGCGCCTCCCCGGCCGCCCTTACATGCGACGCCGAAACTTGCTTCAGTACCGCGCCGTAGCTATCGAAGAACTTCGCTTGATTGGCCTGAACGAACGCCTTGGCCTGCTCCGGGCTCGTGGCCTCCAACTCTTCGGCCTTGGAAATGTATGATTTCCGAACTTGATCGGCGACGTTGCTGTAGACCTTGTCGTAATTCGTGCCGAGCGCGGTCTTCATTTCCGGCCGTTGAAGTTGCGTCCATGCGTCGTCTGGGTTCGTCAACGCCCGCGCTTCGATCGCGGATGACCAAGCGGCATTGGCTTTTTGATCCGCCGCGTCCTGCACTCCAGGCGCGTTCCACAAGCCGTTTTGCTGCGCATCGGACTTCACCGCCAGCCCGGCTTTCTCGCGGGCCACCGCCACCGCCGGCCAATTTCCATCCGAACCCGCCGTCGCGGCCATGCTCAAGGCGTTGCTGTAACTGTCGTTGTTGATTTTCGATGCGACGACCTTGCCTTGGTCGACGAAATGCGTGTCGAGCTGGCCACGGATGAAGCGGTTGAAAAACGGCGTCGTCGACTGATCGAACTGGAATTGCGCTTCCGGCGATTTCAGTTGGCCGCGATATTTCTGCCGGATATCGTCGAGAGACTTCAGACTCGATTGCTGCGCGTCGAGTGCGTCTTGCCCCTCCAGCGACCTGACATGCGTGACGAGATCGGACGCATCTTTCTCGGCGTTGTTGCTGACGTCCTGCGCTTGGATTTTTCCCCAATACTGGCTGAGGTCGAGCGCGTCCGCTCCAAACTTCTGCGCCGCTTGACCGATCTGCGCGCCAAATTGGTCGGGCGTCGCGCGGACGTTCTGATAATCGTTCGGCGGGGTCGCGTCGGGCTGGACCTCGTTGGAACCTGGGTTGTAATTTACGCGGGCCAATTAGACCCCTCCCACGCCAAAGCCAGTCGGTCCGACCGGCGTGTAGATCGAATCGTCGACAGAACTTACGCCGGTTCCACCAGACGCCGTGAACCCAGATCCTCCCCACCCGCCGATGGCCTTGCTCGAACTCAACAACGACCCCGCGCCGCCGATGGCCCCCGCGATCGGATCGTAAGAGGCTTCCGCGGAGTCGAGGCCGGCCTGAGCCTCAAAGCCAGTCGCTTGCGTGCGATAGCCGTAAGCCTGCAATTCCGCGTTGTTCTGGATGGTGTACTGATTCAGCGTCCCCATCTCCTTCGTGCCCGTCGTCACGTCGAGCGCCGAACCGGTGTTCACGTCGACATTGTTTGCCGCCAGCGCCGTCTTCGCCGCGCCGACCTGTTCGGCCGCTTGCACTCCGGCTTGCTCCTGCTTCGCGTTGCCGGCCTGCTCGGAATATCTGGCATTCTGCCGGGCGATCTGCGCGTTGTTCCGTGCGACCTGGGCATTGTAGGACGCCGCATTGCCCTGTGCGATACCGCCGGCCACGCTCCCAAGAGCGGAAACCGCAGCCCCGACGATGCCAATAATCCCGAAGCACATCTAACTGCCCTCGTGGTAGCCCATGATCACACCGCGCACGTCTCCGACGCCGACGATCCGCTCGTCACAGGTTTCCACGAATTTGTATAGCCATTGTCGCTCCGCCTTGGAATAGGCCGGGCCCCCGAACTGATCGTGCGAAACGTGGAAATTCAAGAAGATCGCCAGCCGGCGCGCCGCATCGTCGCCGAAAACGATGGTCGTGACCACTTCGCGCCGCACGCTCAAAATCTCGGCCAGTTGCCGCCGCGCCTCCTTGATGATGGCAATCGGGTAGCGCGTCGCCTTCTGCGAGAGCGCCAGCCATACCGTTCCGCTCGGGCCGACGATGGTCCCCATGACGCCGCCGAGCGCTGCCAATTCGCCATCGATCAGCCACGCGCGGCGGAACGGCGACTGGTCGAAGCACTCTCTGAGCAGCCGGTGCGCGCTCATCCCGGCGCGGTCGACGATCTTGCGATGCTCGTCGCGCAACGTGCGCGCCATGACGCCACAGTGCTGGGGCTTGGCGTCGATGATCTCGAAGCGCGCTGTCATCGCCTCCCCTGCTGCTTCTGAGGCTGCTGAGTCTGCGGCGTATCGCCAGGAAGAATTTCGCTGAAAATCGCCACTACGTTGCATGGGAGCGGGTTGTCTTGCTGGATGCAAAGCTGGCCCGGCGTCGCGGTGCCGCCTGGGGTCACCGTCCGCACATCCCCCGTGCGCAAAGGCGTGCAAAGCGCATTGTAGGGCACAGGCGGGAAGTTTGGAGCGCCCGGCCCGTCGTCTGGCAACGTCTTCATGTCGTTCCATGTCACCGCCAGTAGGGGGGGCGACTGCGCGGAGCCATCGGGCTGGTTCGTGCCGACCTTAACTCCCCTCGAGGCGTCCAGCCGGATCGAGGTCGCCGCAATTTTCTTGCGTTGTCCTTGCACGGTCGGATTGCCGAGGTCGATCGGCACGTCCTGAAACTGCGCCTGGAAACCGAGGCCAACTGTGATCGCGCTCGCAGCCGTGCCCAGCGTGATCGTGCCGGCGGCGGAAACCACCGTCGGCGGGATTACGTTGCCATCGGCCAAGCCGGTCACTGTCGCGCCGACCAAATGCGTGAGCCCGCTCACGGTCGTCGTCGGCGCGGTCATCGTCCACGATTTCTGCGGGACGGTTTGCACGACGCCACCAGAGCCAGGAATCACGAGCGCCGAAAACGGTGTGAGGATGTTCGCCGTCACCGTGGTTCCGTTCGTGTAGCCCGTGATGAGCGCCACGCCGCCCGCCGCACGGATGTATGACCCGACATTGCCGCTCGAAAACACGGAAGCCGATGCGTTTAGCGTCACGGAATTGAGCAGCGTCAATTTTGCGCTTGCTCCCGAACCACCAGCACTTCCGGCAGGGTCCGTAATGACGAGCAACGGCTGAGTGTAGCCAGAACCCTGCGATCCGCCGGCGAACGTGACTGCGGTAAGCGCGCCACCAGAAAATGTCAGCGTCGGGACCGCGCCCGTGCCGGTTCCCTCGAACTGATCGACCACGGTTCCCGTCGCCGCCGACGAATAGCCAGAGCCGCCCACGATACCGGTCGCGCCCGTAATCGAGCCCAGGCCGTTCGCCGAGCCAATCGTCAGCGTCGCGGCAGGCTCCGGTTGCGGATAAACGAGCCCAGCGTCAACCGCCCAAACGTTCTCGACGTTCGTCCAAAGGCGGTTATCCATACGCTCGATCATGTAAGGCTGTTGGCCGTTGATGAATCGCTGCGTTACGAAATAAGGCGCGTTAACCGGGGCTTCGATGATGGAACAGCAACCGAGGAAAAGCCCTTGCGTGTCGTGTCTCGTCCATCCCTGAATCTTCTGCGTCTTGTAATAGGTCAACGACAGCAGCGCGCCATCGGATCGAACCGACCAGATAATCCGATAAGGCTTTTCGCAATAGCAGTTCGCGACTACCGTGTAGTTCTGGAAAAGATGCTGCGAAATGTCGGTGATGTCGAGCGGCTCGGAGAGCGCATAAAGCTGATACGGTAGATCATAATAATAGACACCATTCGTCTCGACATAAAGCACGTCGTAATTGATGAGGATCGGCTCGATGTTCGACGCAACGCCCGTGAACGCCTGCGGCACATCGTCTTGATTCGATGGCGAGATAGGCTCGACATTGGTTCCAAACGAGCCAGCGCCGACAAGCAGCCATGCGCGCAGGCCAGTCATGACGAGCAGGCCGCCGGATGTCTGGATCAACCATTGCACGCCATTGACCTGAACCGCCCAAGGTGATCCGGTAATGGCATCGCTGGCAATCGTAGGGTTGCGCGTGTCGAAGTTCGTAAACGCCCCAGGTTGCGAAAACCAATAGGTATCCGGGTTGTTCAGCGAATTCGCATAACCGCGCCGCTCTTGAAAGTAGGACGGCACGGACGGATATGTGCCAGTGGGCGGACCAACAGTGAGTGTCGCCGCCGCGCCTGCGCCGCCAGCGCCCGTGATGGTGATCGTGTCCGTCGACAGATATCCAGAGCCCTCCGCCACGATGATGATCGCCACGAGCGCCATTGACTGAAGGACGGGGAGCAACACGGCCCCGGAGCCCGTCGAAGTGGTGATTGTCGCCGTGATGCTCGTATAGCCGCCACCGCCGTTCGTTATGATCGTCCCGAGAACAGCGCCACGCGCGAAAGGGTTTTGATGCGTCGGTGGGCATTGTGTAAAATCAGCCGTGATATTCGAGTCGATAAACGAAGGGCCTGCCGCAAACCCAGCGTAACCGAAAGACGACCCAGGCGGGATAGTCGCGCTTCCATAGCCAGGCAGCGCCTTATAGACGTAATATTGATTGACGTTTGTCTGACCGTACCAAGTCAGAGTTATCGATCCAGCGGTAGCCGCTATATCACCGACGTTTGAGACAAGAATTATGTTCGACGCAATACTTTCCGTTCCCGTGACAGGATCGATAGACGTGACTTGATATTCATAATTCGTGCCGGTTCCCGTTCCGTTGAAAGTTCCTCCTATAACTGTCGGCGGCAAAATGTCCGGCGCTGGGATGACTGAAGTGAACGTCCAACTCGTGTCCGAAGCACGCACGAGATCGTAAGGAAGATATTCCGTTTGCGTGACTTGGTTGACCAAGCATATCGACATCGTATCTGCCGATTGCACGAATTTCATATATGGTAGATCGGCCGCCGTGTAGATAGTCGTCAGCGTGTAAATCAACGACACCGTGCCGCCAGACACGTAGGCGCCAAAAGCCGTCGAGTCGATATTGTTGCCAAACACGTCCTGCAACGTGTAGTCCGTTCCCGATACATTGCTGATGACGTAAGTCTGGCCGTTGACTTGCGTCATGCCGACAACGCCTGATATATACAACCAATCTCCGACGCTGTACAAACTCCCCGACACCGAGACAACCATCGGATTGGCGTTCGTAATCCCGGTAATGTTGTGCGTCAGTTCCGTGACATAAGCGCCATTGTGGATGACGCGCATGTAAAGGTTGCCGAATTCCAGCACGAGCCCTTGGTTGTTGCTGAACTGAAACGGGACCAGGCGCGGCGGGTTCGCGTGGCCTGTTTGTTTGGAATAGCCAACGAAGGCAGTTCCCGCGCGGCTGTAAACTGGTCCGTCATAGTGGACGAAAAAATTTCTACAAGTCGTGCCGCCAGAGCCATAGCGCGGGATATCTTGCCGCCCGAGCATGGATGGACTGATTTCGCCAGAATCGAAGGTGTGTTTGGCTACGGGGATGGCCACTCAGTAGGCTCCCGTGTTCCCGACGCCACAGCAACCATCCATGCCGCCGAAATAAATCCCAGGGCCATCTCCGCCGAGACTGCCGAAATTTTGGCTGTAGCCGCCTCGATAGCTCGATCCGCTATTCCTGAAGCGCATCCAATCCGGCACGAAATCGGAATTGTGCCAGCCCTCGTTGCCGTCGGTCAACCTCGCCGCCATGATCTTGGCCGCTGCGATCTTCATCTGATCCTCGCGGATTTTCAGGCCGAGCGGCGCGAACTTCTCGCCTTTCGATGCCCAGAGCGCGAAGGCGACCTCGCTCGCCAGGAATGCCACCATCGCCGCCCGGAACTGCGAGTCCCAATTCGACGGGTAGTTCATGAGCGCGGTGTAAACGAGCGTCGCGTTCTGGACGTTCGTCAGGATCACGGTCTGGCCCTGCGGCGACGAGCCTTGTGTCTCCCAGAACAATTGCCCGGTCTGAGGAGCGAAGTTCGGATCGTTCGCCTCGAGGAAGCGCGCCGGACGCAGCGTGGCCCCTGCGACGGGCACGCCGAGACCGCCGACGATTGGCGACGAGGAGTTCGGCGGCACGTAATTGCCGGTCGGGATCGGCGCGGTGAGCCCCTGTGGCCCCCATGGGACGAAACGGGCCTTCATGCAATCGATCGGAATCGCGTACTCATACACCCAAGGGGCGATGGTGTTCGTCGGGACATTGGGCGTCTGGCCCGTGGCATCGGCCAGCAGCGTCATGGGCGTTTGAAGCCGCGCGAAATTCCAATGGGCGGAGCGGAGCAATTGGCGAAGGCATTGCCCGTACTTTTGCAACAGGATTTGAGCCGGGCGTGTACCCTGCTGCAAATCTCCGATGACGGCATCGAAGCCGCAAGCGATCAGCGCCTCGTTGCCCACATCTTGCGGAAAGTTCACGGCCTACCCCTGCTCTTTCTCCGCGGTGGCGAACGACTGCATCTCATCTTCGGCGGCGGCGCGCAACAGTTCTGGCCGGAGCGCGGGCGCGAGCCGGGCGGCGAGCTGAGCGATGAACGCCTCGACGCTATCGGGTTCCCAACTCGTCAGGTCCGTAATCTGCCCGGTATAGGTCAGGATGGCGGAAGGGATGTTGCAATTGATGACTTTCCGGGCTGGCGTGTACGAATTGTCGTTCTCGACCACGTAAACGACGGGGCCGGGGTCGAAATCAAACACGAATAGCGCTTGGCCTCGGATCGCACGCACTTTCAGGCAATCCGAAGGATAGGCATACGAATACATCCACGGGAGCGACGGATAGGCTGTCGACCATACGACGGGCGGAATGTAGCCGCCAGGCGGGGCCTGCTTGAGCAGCGTCATGACCACGTTGCGCTCGGCGAAATCGAAATCGTCTTGGCGTAGAAATTGGTCGCGCGTCTGCCCGTAAATTTGCAACGCCGCGCGCGCTTGGCGCGTGCCGTCCCAAATGCTTCCCAGGTACTCAGGATAACCGAGGCGGACGAGCGCTTGGTTGATCGCTTGTTCCGGCGATGTGGGTCCGCTCATTGCTGCCTCTGTCTGGGTTCAGGCATCGCAACGCTTTCGGGCGTTTGCAGTTCTCCGGCCATGATGGCGGTATCGATAGCTTTCTCGGGGTCGATTGCCTGCTCGCCCATCTTGCGCAGCAACGGCGCTAGACGCAGCGCCATCGTCTGAATCAGCGCCTCGACGAACCCTGGCTCCCATTGCGTCATGTCGACGACTTGACCGGTGAAATTGATCGTTATGGGCGTCACTTGCGTCACGACATAGCGCGTCGTGCCGTTATTGTAGAGTTCCCAAAGCAAGGGTTGCGGGTCGAGGCTCGGCAACCCACTCGACGGAGATACGGAGCGGATGCGGATGCACCCGGTCGGATAGCTCCACGAATAGGCCCAGCCCACAGGCGGCGTCCCGCTGCTGGCCCCGGCCGCCTGTTGAAAAGCAAAAGGCCAATTTTTCTTGCGCAGCAAATCGTCGCGTGTCTCCGCGTAGAGATCGAGAGCCGCGCGAGCCTGCTTCGTGCCGTCATAGATGTTGCCGATGCGCTCGGGATAGCCGATGCGCGTCAGGACGATGTTGCAAAGTTGCTCGACGGAGGTCGGCGTGCTCATCTTTCACCCTCTCGTCGTCGCTGCGTTGGCTGCGGGTCCGACTGCATGGCGGCATCCTCGGGAGCCTGCATCTCGTCGGACATGGCCGCCTCGGTGATGGCGCCCAGAGGATCGAGCGCTGGCGCGATCTGCTTGACGAGGTTCGGTGCAAGCTTCGTCGCCAGCACTTGCGCGACCGCGTTGACGAACAGCGGCTCCCAGGTCGTCATGTCGGTGATCTGGCCGGTGTAATTCAGGTTCACAGGCGAAATGTTCGACAGGACGACCTTCTTCGGCGGCGTCGCGGTTTGATCGTTGAAGATGGTCCACTGGACGGGCTGCGGATCGTAATTCGGTGAAGGGATCGTCTGCGGGGCCACGGAGCGCACCCGCAGGCAATCGGCGGGGAAGGTCCACGAATACGCCCAACCTGAAACCGTGGTGCTCCCCGCCGTCCCCGCCACTTGGCGAAGCGCAAACGGCCAGTCCTTTGCCCGCAAGACCTCGTCGCGGCTTTCGGCGTAGATCGTAAGAGCCGCTTTCGCGGCCTCCGATCCTTCATAGAGGTTGCCGACGCGGTGCGGGTGGCCGAGAATGACCAGGGCGAGATTGACGACATCGGCCGGAGACTGGACGGAAGCGGTCATCCTGGCCTGCTTTCAGCGATCGTTTCGAACGCGCCGCCGGAGTTCAACAGCGCATCGGCCGTATCTGGCTTGCCGAAAAGCGCGTTCGCCAGTTCGCTCGCCAGCAATCGCACCATCGCCTCGCGAAAACCAACGTCCCAGGTCGCCTCGCTTGGCGCATTGTTGATCACCGCCTCGGCGCTGGCAAGGTTCGACCAAATCACTTTGGTCTGAACTGATGCCACCAGCGCGTTGCCGATGGTCCAATTCTGCGGAAGAGGGTTGTTGGCGTCCGCTATCGTCGCGGGCTGCACCTGCATGATCTCGATTGCCGCAGCGGGATAGGCGTATTCGTAAGTCCACCCGAAAGGCGCGGTGTTCCCCGTCGTCGCCAATGTGAAGACGTTACGGGCAAAATCCCATCCGAATTCCTTGGCGACCGTTTGGTAGCAAGCGGTGTAAAGTTTCGACAGCGCCACGCCCGCCGTCGAGGAGTCGAACGTCGGCGCGGTCCCCGTGACCGGCGGCATGTTGCCGCCCATGTATTGCAGGGCTTGGTTGGCGATGTCCGTCGATGTGGTCATTTCGGCGCTGGCGACGGCGCTGCGGGCGGCGGGGCTTTCGCGGCGGCAAGCTCGGCCTGCAATTTGGCGATATCGGCATGGTCGAGTTGCACTTGCGCTTGCAAATCGATCACAGCCCCTTGCAAAGCCCCCATCTGTTGAGCTGCGAGAGCCGCCGCGCAACGGCTCACATCGGCGTCAACGCCGCCCATTTGGACGGTAGATGAACTTCGGGTGCAAGGTTGAGATTGTTGCGCGAACGCCGACGACGCTGCGAACAGAAGTACAATTGAGATTATGGCGTGTTTCATGACTTCTCCTATCAGAACGTCGAGAGCGTGGCGCGCTTGACGGTATTCGAGGCCGTACAGACATAGACATAGCTGGCGTCCACGCTGATTTGCCCAGCTACACAAGTTTGAGTGTCGGTCCATGTGACTGGCGTGAGACCAACCGTTCCGTAAAACGCTGCCACGCCAGCATCAGTAATGCCAAACAGCAATCCATATTCGCCGCTCAGAATTTGCAAAGACCCGCCATTGACGCGGATGTATTTGTTCGTATTCGTCGCACCCGTGCCGATAAGCTCGATGCCAGTTCCGTTTGTGGAAGCTCCGGCTACGACCAGGGCCGCTTCGTCACTATTATTGTCGTCCCCGACATAAAGCCCTGCATAAGCGTTGAGAGACATCTGACCGGTGGACAATTCTTGCAAGTAACTGGCTACGGTAGTTCCGCCAGCCGCTCGAAAATAAATTGGCATCGAAGCCGATCCGGAATCGGTCGTAATGGAACCGAGATCAATTCCGATCGTGGCTGAACCGACATTCATCAATATCCCATCGCTCATGGGAGGAGCCGTGCCGTAAGCCCCATTAACGAACTCAATCCCATACAATCCCGCGTTGGGTGTCGTGTTCCCGCTGGTGACGAGTCGGATAAAATCTCCGCGCCCTAGCGGCTGAACGTTTCCTGGCTTCAGCCAAGTGTTTATATCGATTTCGAGTTGAAAAATCTCCCTAACGTCACCGCCAGTATCACTCCCCGTCCCGCCAGTGTAACAATTTGCCGGAAGCGTATTACAAGCGAGAATGTTGATATTATAAAGCCCCGCTCCGGTTCCGTCTGTGGAAGGATCGCCGCTTACCATTCCAAAAAAATTTGCGCATCCTGAGTATACAGTTGCGTCGCCATTTTCGCAGAACGCAGAAAAATTTGTATTTGCAAATCCAGGGCTAGGATTTACGTACGTATTGGGAATGATCATCGTCGATACAACGCCATCCACGCCATTTTGAGGCGTTATGCCGCCGCTCGGGAAACCGCCTCCGATCGCGTCTGTGACGAATTGAAGGCGACTGGTAACAGTCGTGGGCCAAGGAAAAGACATTCCAGAGCCTCCTCCGCCGCCAAAAGACGAAAGAATTCCATTTATTTTTGTTTGAAGAGGAAGCTGTGGCGCGCCGCCTCCCGAGC